GTCCATTGCTAAAATGTTATCGTCACCATGTACTGTATATTGGTCTTGACAGAATATTCTCCCAGTAGTAGTTATTCCGTAATATAAGATACAAAACATTGAAACAAATGAACCAAACAGGTTTGTGAGTGTGGAACCAGAAAGTAATCCTCTCTCTTTCTCAAATACTATAGATTTACCTTTTGCTGATAGTAATACTTTTGCCTTCATATGATACTCAATAATTCGGTCCAAAATTATTTCGTCCTTAGGTTTAAGCTTGAGATGAGATTTAGTCCATTCAAAAATGATTTTTAACAAATCATTACTTATATTCATATCGAAGCCTTTGATATCTAAAGAGTATGTTGAACAGTAGTTCTGACAATTTAAATATCTACGTAACAAATTTGGCCAAATATTCGAATAAGCGTAAGGAGTATCTTTGTATTTTTCGAAGTGTAGGAAAAAGGGATCAAAGATGACGCGCTCCATTGTCTGAATGTAATGCGGCAGAGGATAAAATTGCCTGAACTTAACTTTATTTGAGCGGTTTATTTGCGTTCTCCACTGGGTGGCGATGAGTGCACTGTTTATAAAGTTTAGTTCCTGAGCCGTGCATGTGTACTTAAACTGCTCCATTATATGACTTTTATTCTCGCCTTTCGGTGTTTTAAAATCTGGAAAACTAGATGAGGTATTATTAGGCATTCTTTCCACTGCCTCAGTAAGGTGTGATACTCGAAATCGATGACCCATTAGTGCAGTGTGTTTCGACATGTGGTGTAGTACTCTTTTAACGCGAGTAGCATCTAACTTAACTGTATTTGGACAACTCATGTTATTCAGAACTTCACTACGATTCTCTTCACATATTTTATCAACATCCACTGTTGCCAAATATTCTTTCATTTTTTCCCGATACCTGAAGAGTTCTAAGAACCTTTCTTCAGTTAGAAACCTTGCTGTACTTCTGGATTGTTGATACAATACTCTGATAGTATGCTCCGAATCTCGAGGTGCAAAACACTTCAAACTATTAAAATGATCAATATAATATATTCTAAAATGATGAAAATTTCTAAATTTTAATGTTTTACCTGACATTGTTATGTTTATTTAATATAGTACGATCTGAACATCTTACCTTTCAAAAAGAGAATTACCTTTTTCTTTAAAATGAAAATAAATAAAAATTTTTAAAGCTAG